ACACTAATTGGATCATAACTAATAGCATTTGTAACAATATTTTTCCTATTATAAGCATTATAAGTTTTATTACTAATAGAAAATTTAGGGAGATCTATTCTTTTTATCATTAGCCCAGCTTCATATTGTTCAAATATACTTTGGCTGCTAATTGCATTAGTACTAGCACCTATCATACTTGTTAACCCTGCTGTTACACTTTGGTTTATATTCAGTACAACATAATATAAAAAGCTTTGTTTAGGAGCAAGGCGTAAATTGTCTGCCACAAAAAGTTTAGTAGCATGTTGATATGGTTGTGTTTTTACATTTGAACCAATTGGTTTTAAATCTGCATTATATAGTGAGGCCATAAATTTATTTAGTCATAAAAAAAGCTCGCTGAGCGAGCTTTTAAGGTTTTTCTTATTACTTTAGCCAGTAATTGTTCTACCTCTTTCTCTTGGTACAGGAGTACCTACACCACCTGGGTTAGAAGTTTGTAATGCATTGTCAAACCTAATTTGACAAGTGATAGTCATTGGATCATTACTGCCATAATCAGCATCACCATAGTTCACTGTGGCCAAGAAGCAACCATATAATTCCCAAGTTTCTAAAACTACTGGTTCAACTGTGCCGTTTCCGCCATCTAACATTTCTAGTTTGCTTACAAACTTGTAATCAATACCTGAACTTGCGCTAGCTTGTTCTAAGAAATCGAATTGTTTTTGTAATTGTTCACCAACTAGTCTGCTTACATTACCACCAGCATCGTCTCTTAAGACAATTTGTATTGGTTCCCAAGTTGGTCTACCTGCTAGGTAAATCATACTATTATACACAGGTATAGTAACAGGGTTCATATTAACATTTGGTCTAGCAAAAGTAACTAATTGTTTTGTAAGTTCTGTTTTAGGATTAGTTACTCCAAAGTTTAGAAAGGTTCCCCTATATCTAAACTTGAGTTTTGGCATAAGTATACCTTCAGTGCTGGCACTTTGGTTACCACCTAAGTATACTGTAAAGTTTTTTAATGAAGATTGTGCCATATTATTATGCTCCTGTTCCAACGGCCGCCGCCGATGCTAAATTACCACTTTGGATCTCGCCAGGATTCTTGAGCCTAATTGGAATATATATAAACTCAACATCCTTAGTTGGCTGAATTGCTACATCTACCCATAACTGATTCTGTGCTATACGAGTTGGTGTATTATTTGTTGTATCGCACACTACTAGATAATCAGTAACACCTCGTTTAGCAATTAGATCATTTAATATACTAGAAACAATAGCAATTACAGCATTTCTAGTAATAGGATCATTTGGTTCAAATAAGAACGGTCTAACTGCAATATTAAGTTGTGTTCTTAAATAATTTGTTAGTCTTGCAACATTAATTCTATCCAATGCACTTGGTGTAGCAGATAATGTCTTTTGACCATAAATTAATAAGCCAGTTCCTGGCAATACTGTTAATGGGTTAATTTTGTTTTCATACATGATGTCTCGTAAGCCTTGATTTATACCAACACTAATAAATCTACCACTTTGACCATCAATATAACCTATTGCACTCACATTGTCTATTAATCCTCTGCGAGTACCAGCAGGCGCTAACCAGGGATAACCAACTGTGTCATTCTTAATTAATGCTCTTAACACTGCATGACTTGGGGGAACAACTACTGGTACTCCAGTAAATGGATCAGTAGTCTGGCCACTAGGATAATACACCCCAACATATGGACTTGTGGTATTTAGACCTTGCTCTCCAGTTGCAGTGGCACCATTAGAATTTGTTGCCCAAGCCTGAATATCTGTACCTGTTGCAGCTAGTCTAAATGGAGTGTCACCCACTACAAATGCAGTATTATCTTTTTCCTCATTTAGTGCAACCATGTTTGGCATTACTTCTGGGTATCCAGGGCAAGCAATAATATTAAAGAAGTTGTTATCTTCTCTAATTGCTTCACTGCTATCTATTGCACTCTTTAAGGCTGCAACTACCACTCCTCTTGGTGCTTTTCTACCGAAATTAGGAACAACACCACTAGCTTCATATCCGCTTACACTTACCCAACTTGATACAACGGTTGGTAATGATTCCCCAGGATAAGCTGCTGTTGTGAAGTAATTAGATCTATATTCCTTTACATTATATCCACTTGCTCTGGTATTAAACAACAACATACCTCTTGGATATAAGTCGGGATCTGGTGCATCTAAATCTACATAATCACTTTCTAACAATGATACAATTGTAGGAATATCATCTGTTATAGGATCGGTATCACCGTCAGTAGCCCAACGAGCATCAGCAAATAAAATGCCATTTATACTTGTATTGTCTGTATTATTAATCTGTATCCAAGTGTCTGTGGCGTTTACACTTTGATAACGATACATTTTTGGATAATTTTCTAGATCACTGGTGTCTAACCATAAATCACCATACTCTAATACAGTACCATCTGATTGCTCAGTTGGTTCAACACTGCTAATAATTACACCGTTGGGGTCTGTTAAACTTAAATCATAACCACGGACATCATTAGTTAGTGTTTTATACCCTACCCAAGCACTGCCGTTATTAATTAATACATCAACTCTGCTTGGAGTGTTGTAATACCAACGAGTTCCGTTTTCTGGACTTACAGTTGGTGCTGCACTATCAACATAATAATCTGTATCTTCAATTGGTGTCCAATTACTAATTACAAACACATTGGCTGTACCAGTAGGATCTGCATGAATATTTGTGCCAGATGTTGAAATACCAGCATTAGCAATATTAGAACCTTTATCTATTACAATATCACCGCCAGCAGTGTGTTCAAAGAACAATTGTCCACTTGCATTAAGTCCTGCATTTATATAAGGTATACCTGCTGCTAATACAGGATTAATAATGCCTGATGCTGTATTTGCACTGACAGTTATTGTATAACTTTGTGTTGCTGCGCTAGTTAGTACAGGTCTTGTTGTAATTACAAAAGTATTACCAGTTTGATTGGTAAATGTAGGACTACTTGTTCCTGTACCTACTGTAGAATTAACACCAGATCTATACCATAACTGCATACCAGTTGTTGTATTGGCAAAAGTATCATACTGAGTAAACACTGTGCCAGTAGAGATGTTTTGACCACCATTGGTAGGATCTAAACCATATGTAGCTGTGAATACATTTGCATAATCGTTTACAGTTTGGCTTACCCAAGCTTCTGTTGTGCTGTTATAACGCTTCACAACAGTGGTTAATCCACTGTCCTGAATACTTGTTTTGTGCCAAATAGAACCACTTGGTCTTCCTGTATTTGCGGTAAGACTTGTTTGTCCAACATATGTTGGAACACTTGTATAAGGCCCAACATTTGCAGTTGGTCCTCTGAAAATTCCAGGAGTTAGACCAATATTCTGAATAACAGTATTAGCATCATCAGTTGCACCCCAAACATTTGCCCATCTAGTAGCATCTGTAGCACCAGTAGTAAATAGAGCAAAATTACCAGTGCTTAACACATTAGCTCTAATATTAGTTGGGGTAGCAGTATTAATTGCACTTGCAATAGCAGTTGCAGTAGTCATTGATGTGGTTATTGATACTGCTGTACCATTAATATAAATGGTTTGATTATCGCCTGGATCAATTGTTGATGTTTTGGTGCTTATTACAGTTGGGACATTGGTAACCCAATTGCTGCTACCTATAAAGTTCCATTTATTATCCCAAGTCTTTTGCCAAATTCTGTATGGTGCTGTAACTGTTGTTACTGCATAAGCACCAATATTGCCAATATTGGCATTTGGAGCAAGACCAACAATGTCGTCACTACTATTAATAACTAACACTGATTTGTTTGTAAATGACTGTGTAGTAGCATTCCATTCATATACACCCCAGGTACTATCAACAGTATCTAACCAATATGTTCCATTGGTTGGGGGATCTGTTGGACGAGTGGTAGTACCACCTAAATCAGCTAAATTAACATTAGCTCTTTGGATATAAACTTGATTACTTACTGCTAGCAAACTATAGGCTGCTAGAAGACCATATTCATTTTGCTCGTCACCATTAATTGGTGCTCCTGACGCAGTTGTTTTAAATATTGGGTTACCAAAAGTTTGCACTAATTCTCTTTGACTAGTGATAGTATAGATTTTTGTAGCATTACTAGCTAGTGTACCAGCAGCATATGCTGTGCCACTAGGATTGTATTTGTTCTCTGCAGTAGCCAAAAGTATATATGCTACCGACCCAACTGCAGCTGGTGCATAGTTACTTTCATCTATTACAGTTACCTGTACGCCTGGACTTACAAGGTCAGCCATATCGTTTTCCTTTATTACATTTAAAGATATTTATCGGAAAACCCAAAAAAAACACCCCATATAGGAGTGTTTTAACAAATTATTTTTTATTTTACTATTTCCATTAATTGTCTATATAAATTACTTATATCTCTGTTATTATCTATGATCATATCGAAATCTGTATTGGCCCAACTGTATTCACTTGCATGAATCTTTGCTTGTTCTATGAAATCTTTAGACATTTCGTATAAAGGATGATAAGGCCCCGCCATAAAAATTTTGGCATATTTGAACCACTCAGGATCAGGCCCACGAATAACTCTACAAATTTTAGCTTGCAATTTTTTAAAAACTGCGATTTCGTTGGGAAATCTGCAATCAGTAATTATGATATTACCACCTTTATTTGTAATTTTCTTTTCTAAACTGGCAATCCATATGTCATCGTGAAAGTTTTTGCGTAAAACTTCCGTACCCCAATACTGTAATACCCATCTAGGAGTAACATTCATGTTTAATCTATTAGACCACCAT